TCGGTGCAGGTTAAGACCGCCGGGGAGGGCGCTTCCCATCTGTACGGGATCCCACATCTTTTGATCATGGCGCAACGCCGTGATCATCTCGCAGGCCGCAACGGTCTACCGAGGGAGAACGACCATGCCTGGACCAGCCCCGAAGCCTGATGCGCAGCGGCGAAGGCGCAACGCCACCGTCGCCATGACCCGCCTGCCTTCCGAGGGCCGCAAGGGCGAGGCGCCCGAGTGGCCGATGCGCACCCATGCCGGGTACGACGAGAACCTGTGGGACGAGCTGTGGTCGACGCCTCAGGCCGTCGCCTGGGAGCGTCTCGGCGCCGGCACCATCCGCGTCGTCGCCCGCTACGTGGTCCTGCTCGCAGAGGCCGATGTCGGCGAACCGAAGGCCGCGATGGAGGTCCGGCAGATCGAGGACCGCCTCGGCCTGTCCCCGCTGGCGATGCTCCGCCTCCGCTGGGAGATCGCTCCCGATGAGGTCGCCGAGGCCCGCGAGCAGCGCACCGCCTCCTCGACCAAGACCGACGTCCGGCGCCGGCTGCACGTCGTCGATCCCGCCTCAGGGCAGTAGTGCCTTGGCGTGGCCCGAGCTACCCCGGTGAGTTCCCGTCTCTGGGCTGGGAGGTCGGGGCGTGGATCGAAGAGAACTGCGTCATCCCCGACGGCGACCACCTTGGCGAGCCGTACATGCTCACCGACGAGATGTGGACGTTCCTCGTCTGGCACTACCGGCTGAAGACCGACGCCATCACCGAGGACTGGGCGGCTGCGTGGGCCTACCGCCGGTCGCAGCTCGTCCGGCCGCAGAAGTGGGGTAAGGGCCCGCTGTCGGCGGCGATGATCTGCGCTGAGGCGGTCGGCCCGGTTCGCTTCGCGGGCTGGGACGCGGCTGGGGAGCCGGTCGGCCAGCCTTGGGCGACACCTTGGATCCAGGTCACCGCGACCAGCGAGGATCAGACCGACAACGTCTACAGGGCCTTGCAGCCGATGATCGAAGAGGGCCCGCTCGCAGAGCTGATCCCCGACACCGGCGTGACGCGCATCAACATCCCCGGCGGCGGCCTGATCGAGCCTGTCACCTCCAGCAAGAACGCCCGTCTTGGCCAGCGGCTCACCTTCGCCGTGCAGGACGAGACGCACTGCTGGATCCAGACCAACGGCGGATGGGCGATCGCCTACACGCAGCGCCGGAACCTCTCCGGCGTCGGCGGCCGGTCGGTCGAGACCACGAACGCATGGGACCCGAGCGAACAGAGCGTCGCTCAGCGCACCTCGGAGTCCGCGGCGAAGGACATCTACCGCGACCACCGCGCTGCCCCGCCGGTGCCGCTGACGAACCGGGCCGAGCGTCGCCGGGCCCTGAGGATCGCCTACGGCGACTCGGCGAAGCGCCCCGGCGGCTGGGTCAGCATCGACCGTATCGACGGCGAGCTCCTGGAGATCGCCGAACGCGACGAGGCCCAGGCCGAGCGCTTCTATCTGAACCGCATCGTGGCCGGCACCGGTTCATGGCTGGCCCGCGACGAATGGGACGCCCTGGCCGAGCCGCGCGTCCTCGGCCCCAAGCCCCGCGTCGTGCTCGGCTTCGACGGGTCCGAGGTGGACGACTGGACCGGCCTTCGCGCCGAGACCCTGGATGGCTACCAGTTCACGCCGACCTACGGCCCGAGTAACCGGCCGTGCATCTGGAACGCCGCCGAGTGGGGTGGCCGGATGCCGCGGCTGGAGGTCGATGCGGCCATGGATCACGTGATGCGTTACTACGACGTGGTCCGTGCCTACTGCGACGTCCGGTACTGGGAGACCGAGATCGATACCTGGGCCGCGAAGTACGGCGACCAGAAGGTCATCCGCTGGTATACGCACCGCGAGGTCCCGATGCACGCGGCGGCCGAGCGGATGGTGACCGACGTCAGGAAGGCCGACTCGAACTTCCGCCATGACGGATGCGAGACCACGGCGACGCACGTCGCCAACGCCCGCAAGGCGGCCCGGCCCGGCGACCGCTACGCACTCCGCAAGGCTTCCACGGCCCAGAAGATCGACCTGGCGATCTGCTCGGTCATCGCCCACGAAGCAGCCGGTGACGCTATCGCCGCCGGCCTGGCCACCGCGCCGAAGCGGCATCGAATCGTAGTGATGTAGGGAGGTGATCGTGTGGCCCTGAACCTGTCCCCCGACCAGTGGCGTGACCGGCTGATGAAGGCCCATGACAGTGACCTCCCGATGCTGCGGGAGCATGACGCCTACTACGAGGGCAATCAGCCGCTGTCGTACATGGCCCCGGAATTGTTGCGCGAGATGAACGAGCGGATGCGGCAGCTGGTCATCAACTGGCCGCGGCTCGTGGTCGATGCGCTCGAAGAGCGGCTCGACGTCGAAGGTTTCCGCTTCTCCGACAACGCCGAGGCCGACGATGAGCTGTGGGGGATCTGGCAGGCGAACGACCTCGACGAGGAGAGCCAGCTCGCCCATGTAGACGCCCTGGCCTTGCGCCGTTCGTTCGTCATCGTCGGCGCCAACGAGGCCGACGAGGCGAATCCCCTGATCACCGTTGAGTCGCCGCTGGAGGTCTACGCCGAGCGCGACCCGCGGACTCGCCAGGTCGTTGCTGCGATCAAGCGCTGGACCGAGGACGTCACGCCGTCGAAGAGCGTGGACCACGCAACCCTCTACCTGCCGAATCTCACCATGTGGTACGTCAAGGAGCGCGACAGCTGGGTCACCGACCCGGACATGGAGCCGGACGTCCACAACCTCGACCGGCCGCCGGTCGAGCCTTTGGTGAACCGGGCCCGGGTCCGGGACCGCGGCGGCGTGTCGGAGCTGAAGGACGTCATCCCGGTGTCGGACGCCCTGTGCAAGGTCGCGACCGACATGATGGTGTCCGCCGAGTTCCACGCGATCCCGCGGCGCTGGGCCGCCGGCCTGTCGGAGGAGGACTTCACCGACCCCGACGGTCGGAAGATTTCCAAGCTGGCTGCCAGGGTCGGCGCGCTGTGGCTGTCGGAGAACCCTGAGACCAAGTTCGGCCAGTTCGCTGAGGCTGACCTGGCCAACTTCCACAACACGATCAACGCCCTCGCCCGGGTTGTGTCCGGCCTGACCGGTCTGCCGCCGCACTTCCTCGGCTATGTCGGCGGCGAGCCGATCAGCGCCGACGCCATCCGCGCTTCCGAGGCCCGGCTGGTGAAGCGGGCCGAGCGGCGTCAGCGGGCTTTCGGCGGGTCGTGGGAGCGCGTGATGCGCCTGGCTATGCACTTCCGTGGCGATACCCTCCCGGCGAACGCGGCCCGGCTAGAAACCATCTGGCGCGACGCCTCCACGCCGACCCTGGCGGCCAGCGCGGATGCGGTGACGAAGCTGCACACGGAGAACCTGCTGCCGGATGAGATGGCGTGGGAGATGATGGGCTTCTCCCAGACGCAGATCGCGCGCATGATCGACATGCAGCAGCGCCAGGCGGACCGCAACCTCGGCGCCGAGTTCTCCGCAATAATCGGCGCGCAGCGGCAGCCGTCCCCGGAACCGGGCGCGATGCCTCCTGAGCGGATGCCGGCGCCGAACGGCGTCCCGGCCCCGAGTCCGGCGTGACCGATCTTCGCTCCGTCGCCCGCGCGTGGAGTCGACACCAGGCCCTCATCGCCCGCTCGGCAATAGACCGCACCGCGGCGGCCTGGGCGACTCTGGACCCCGCCGATCTGTCCGGTTCGTGGGCGGCCAGCGCGGGCCCGGCTATGGTCCGAACTCTGGCTGCCGCGCAGCGCCTGGCCGCGTCCGGCGCGAGCCAGTACGTATCCGCAGCAGTGAGCGCGCAGAGCGGCGACCCGGCTGCCGACGGCGCCGTGGACGCCGCTTCCTTCTCCAGCACCGCAGCCGACGGCCGGGCGCTGGCCGGCCTGCTGTACACGCCGGTGCTGAAGACGAAGATGGCCATCGGTGCGGGCCTGCCGGTGCGCGAAGCGCTAACCTCGGGCGCCACCGAGCTGTCGATGCTCGTCGGGACCGAGGTGGCCGACGCGGGCCGGCAGGCTGCCGGAGCCGCGATGACGGCCACGCGGTCCGTGCACGGCTACGTCCGGATGGTCTCCGGTTCGGCCTGCTCGCGCTGCATCATCCTGGCCGGCCGGTTCTACCGCTGGAGCTCGGGCTTCGAGCGCCACCCGCGGTGTGAGTGCACCAACATCCCGGCCATCGAGAACCGCGCCGGCGACCTGACGACCGACCCGCATGCCTTTTTCGACCACCTGACGACCGAGCAGCAGAACAAGCGGTTCGGGATTGCCAACGCGCAGGCGATCCGCGAGGGCGCCGACATCAACCAGGTCGTCAACGCCCGCCGGGGCCTATACCAGACGAAGGTCTTCGGCCGGGACGTCCAGGCCACCACGGAGGGCATGAGCCGCCGGGGTCTGGCCGGGCAGCACCTGGCCGGTTCGACGAAGGGCCTTCGCCTGACCGTCCGGCAGATCTACATCGATGCCGCAGGCGACCGTGATCTGACGATCAGCCTCCTCAAGCGCTACGGCTACCTGCGCTGACCCACAGTTTCCGACCGCGCAAGGCGGCCGGCCGACCCCGCAACGGAGTCACCCAATGAACACCCGCACCCTGCCGCGCTGGCGCTTCCTGCTCGCCCGGCACGACGACCCCCAGCCGCCCGCGGCTCCTGCCCCGGCGCCGCCCGCGCCGGACCCGGCTCCCGCCGATCCCGCCGAGCCTGCGGACAGGCCGCTCGGCCCGGCTGGCGAGAAGGCGCTGGAGGAGTGGAAGAAGCGCGCCAAGGAGGCCGAGGCCGCGGCGAAAGCCGCCGCCGACCGCGTCCGCGAGTTCGAGGACCGCGACAAGACCGAGCTGGAGAAGGCGCAAGCCGCCGCCGCAAGGGCGACAGCCGAAGCCGAGGCCGCGCGCACAGAGCTGGCTCGGACGCGCATCCTCACCGAGCACGGCCTGACTACCGAGGATGCGGAGTTCCTCCCGGCCGGCACCGAGGAGGACATGCGCACCGCCGCCAAGCGCCTGGCCGACCGGCTGGCCGCAGCGAGCCCGCCGAAGCCGCCCGGTCCGCGTCCCGACCCTTCGCAGGGGTCCGGCCGAGCTGCCCCGGGCGCCGACTTCCGCACCGCCAGCCGCGACGACTTCGCCGCCGAGCTGGCCAAGTACGGCCTGCGTCCCCGCCGGTGATTTCCGTGGTGGCGCGGCTCGGCGACGGCGCCTTCCAGGTGGCCGTCACCGGCCATGAAGGCCACGCCGAGGACGGGCGCGTATGCGCCGCCGTTTCGGCGATCACCCAGACCGCTCTCTTGGGCCTGCAAGCGGTTGCCGAGCAGCATCCCGACCTCGTCACCATCGACATCACAGAGGAATGATCAACATGACCAAGACCGCCGCGAGTGCGTACCGCTTCGGCGCCGCGCCGCTCGCACGCGCCTTCCGCTTCGACCTGGCCCGCCACGACGTCCGCTCCACGTTGCCCGCCGCCATCCAGGCGATCATGCAGCCGTTCATGCTGGAGCGCACCTTCGAGGACGCGCTGCTGCCCGACTTCCTGTACCCGGCGCTGGCGACCCAGCGGCCGTGGTCGGCGAACCTCGGCGACACGCGCACCTTCACCCGGGCCGGCCTGATGGCCCCCGTGACCACTCCGGTCACCGGCTCGGACCCGACCGCGTCCACCTACGGCTTCGAGCAGTTCTCGATGACCATGGACCAGTACGCGAACAGCGTCGACACCAACATGCTCCAGTCGGCGATGACGCTGTCCAGCAAGTACCTGGAGGACATCCAGACCCTCGGCGTCAACGCCGGCCAGTCGCTCAACCGCATCGCCCGAGGCAGGCTGTACGCCGCCTACGGCTCCGGCACCACCTGGGTCGTCACCGCTCAGGGTTCGGCCTCGACCACCTGCGTCGTGAAGGACGCGACCGGCTTCGACAAGGTGTACTCGAACTCCACGTTCGTCGCGGTTTCCGCCGGCACGCCGCTGAACATCACCATCAACGGCGTCGCCAACACGGTCACCGCAGTGAACCTGGGCACCAACACCCTGACCCTGGGCACCGCCGTGACGCAGGCCGTCGGCGACACCGTCATCTCGGCCGCGGCCCCCTACTCGGTGCGGCCGAACGCCAAGGCGTCCCGCTACAACCTGGCCGGCTCGGACACCGCCACCGCCGCGGCCTTCCGCGCCGCCGTGGCCCAGCTGCGCAGCAACAACGTCCCGACCATCGGCGGCAACTACGTCGCGCACGTGGACCCGACCACCGAGTCCCAACTGTACGGCGACGCCGACTTCAAGCAGGCCTACCAGGGCCGCGGCGACTCCCGGGTGTTCGGTGAGATGTCCATCGGCACCTTCCTGGGGATCGACTGGGTCCGCAACAACGAGGCGCCGACCACCACCGACGGCGGCTCCGGCGCCAACCTGACGGTCCACCGCCCGATCGTCATGGGCGCCGACGCGCTGATCTCCGGCCCCTTCGACGGCATGCAGGAGCTCCTGATGGGGACCGGCGTGGACTCCGTCCCCTACATCCGCTTCATCGGCCCGGCCGCAGGCGCGCAGGTCGCCCTGATCGTCCGGCCGCCGCAGGACCGCCTTCAGCAGAACATCAGCACCTCGTGGTCCTGGGTCGGCGACTTCGCCGCCCCGACGGACATCACCACCGGCACCCCGGCCCGCTACAAGCGCGCCGTCGTCATCGAGCACACCTGATCGGAGGTGCGGTGATGCGCGTTTGCGTAGACAGCGACATGACCGTCTGCTTCGAGGGGCACACACTGTCCCTCGGGGCGGGCGACGTCGTCGAAGGGCCGCTCGCGCGCTACCTCGCGGCTTCCGACTGCGAGGTGACGGTCGAGGAAGACGACACCGCCTCGGCGCCCAAGCCGAAGCGCGCCCGCAAGAGCGCCCCGGCGCCGGAGGAGACGGCCTGACATGGCCACCGCCCTGGTGACCACGGACGAGCTGGCGGCATGGCTCCAGCAGAGCGTTGACGTCACTACCGCGACGCTTCTGCTGGCCCAGGCCACGGCCCTGGTCCAAGCCGAGGCCGGGCAGACGCTGGTCCAGACCACTGGTGACACGGTGGTGCTCGAAGGGTCACCGGATCCGTGGCTGACGCTGCCGCAGCGGCCGGTCACCGCGGTCAGTTCCGTGGTGTTCGCCGACGGCAACCTGGCACCTGCGTCCCTGGACCCGACGCAGTACGTCCTGATCGGAAACCGGCTGTGGCGGGGCTTCGGCTGGCAGTACGCCACCGTGTACACGCCGCCGGCCCGGATCCCGTTCTGGAAGTACCTCACCTACCCGCCGCCGAGCTCCATCACAGTCACCTACGATCACGGCTGGCCGGCTGGCCATCCGTCACTGGAGCTGGCCCGAACGGCAGTCCTGGCACTGGCGGCCTCGGCATATGCGAACCCAAACGTGTCGCGCTCGGTGACGGTCGACGACTACACCGAGTCGTTCTCGGACTCGTTGGCCGGTATGCAGCTGCCGCCGATGATCCGGTCGGCGCTGCGGCGCCGCTATGGCCACTCGGCCGGATCGGTGACCGTCGGATGAGCAGCCTGGCGGCGTACATCAACCGGGGCCGGGCCCGGCACACGCGCCTGATGGTCGACGCCTGCACGGTTACCCGGCCCGGCGTCAGCACCTACAACCCGGTCACGCAGAAGAACGAGCAAGCCTTCACGACCGTCTACACCGGCCCGTGCCGCATCAAGATCTGGCGCGGCCAGGACGAGCAGGCGGCCGATACGGAGGTCAACGTCCAGCGGTATTACCTCGACCTCCCACTGTCCGATACGGCACCCGACGTCCGCCGCCGTGACACGGTCACCATTACGGCTTCGCTCAACGCCGCGCTGGTGGGTCGCGTGCTGATCCTCACCAACGCCGAGGCCGAGACGACGGACACCGCGTTCCGGATCACCTGCGAGTTCGCGCAGTGAGCGAGATGTACGCCGAGTTCGAGACCTTTGCCGCCGAACTGGCCGGCGCCCCGGAGCGTCTGGCCGCGCTGGTCCCGCCTGTGGTGTCCAAGGGCGCGCTGAACATCAAGAACGACTGGCGTGCCAACGCCTCGGGCAACGCGCACGCCCCGTACTATCCCGCGTCGATCACATACGACATGGACGTGCGGGCGGACGCTGTCGAGGCCGAGATCGGCCCGGACAAGGACAAGAAGCAGGGCGCGCTGGGCAACATCTTGGAGTTCGGCACCTCGAAGAA